TGGGTAACGATAGAGCAGCAGCAGTCGGTCTTTTGACCGAATCTACGTTCAAATGGAGGTTCAGCTATGTCCATTCAATATGGTTCTCGAGTTCGGAAAAGAATCCGACCCCTTGTAGGGGTCAAGGACAGGAATATAGATTGGAGGTACTCTATTGAGTTAACTCCCAATTCTTCCAACTGGAAAGAGTATAATCATACTACTCAATCCTTACTTGGATCCTGGCCTTATGAAGAAGCAGAGATCTGCTGGGATGAAACCCATGCAGGTCCTCCGTTTACTTCTGGAGGTCCTTTCCATAAATTAAATCTCGAGTATACCAAGCCCGTTGGGGCTCTTATGAGTGGTCAACAACTTATTACCAATTCTGCGGGGTATGTAGTAACACCCTTTGGAAACGGTAGAATTAAGTATGTTGGTGGGTTTCTCCCACCGGGTGATTGGCCAGCATTCTTTGAAACCGATATCGGTCTCTCGTTTGCTAAAACCAATAACCCCCACTTTTATGATATGAGTGGAGATCACACTACGGCTTGGGATAAAACTAAGCCGCGTATCGAGAGTGGTGGTTTGTTTGTTGCAGTCGCGGAATTGAAAGATATTCCTCGAATGTTTCAAACTACAGCCAAAGGCTTTAAGGCTGCCTGGGATTTCTCGCATAGCTTATTCGTCAAAGATAATTTGACGGGTTTGTCTAAGCGAGCAATTCGTTTGGCTCCTAAGCGTGCGGCTGACCACTTTATCAACCATAATTTTGGTTGGGTACCCTTCGTTCAGGATGTTGCGAATTTTCTGTCTAATTTGCGCGATTTTCGTGAGAAAATCGAACGTCTTAGTCGTGAAAACGGGCAATGGATCCGTCGAAGAAGTGTGATTAGAGATGTGTTTATTGATGAAGTAATACCTGGTTGGTCTGGTACGGGCATACATAATGTATGGCCCTTGAATACCAGTCCGACAAACGATACTTGGGTTGGTACTCCCACCTGGGAATATCGTCACAAGTTCGAATGGCATGTCGATGCAATCGGCAAGTTCAGATATTACATCCCGGAATTTGACGTTAACTCTCCCGAATGGGGAGGTTTGGGATCCGTTCGTCGCCAATTGGCGATTCATGGAGCTCGTGTCAATCCGTACCACATCTATCAAGCTGTTCCTTGGTCCTGGCTAGTTGACTGGCTAACTCCTGTTGGACACGATTTAAAGGTCCTTCAAGATTCTTATTCAGACAACTTAGTGGCCGAATATCTGTTTCTTACATCCCATTTAGTCGAGACGGTGATCTTTAAACAGTTTGTACCGTTTAATGCAGCGTCCGGCGGGCCTAAGACGTTAGTTTGGACACGTAAACGTGTCGTAAAACAACGAGAAAAAGCAGATAGTCCATTTGGTTTTGGCCTGACTTGGGACCAACTTAGTCCCAAGCAATTGGCGATTCTTGCAGCTCTCGGAATACTCAGAACTTGAAATCTTCTGAATTTCCGGAGGAAAATTGCATGAGTCACTCTACTTGAACCTTAGCAAACCCTTTCTCCTTCGGTAAGAAAAAGGTCGTTCAAGTTAACCACCGATATTACTTTGGAGGTCAACCATATGTTTGCTGATCCACAATCAGTTACAATCAACTCAGTTGCTCAATCCATGCCTCGCGTGTCCCAAAAGGATCGCTCGGCTGTTTATATGAAAGGCGATCAGAGTTATACTCTGTCCGTCAGTCATTCAAACGCGGCCAAGGGTCATATTAGATCCCTTGTCCGTTTGGATCAACGTGCCGTCGTGACAAACCCATTGGATTCAACCAATGATTATGACACGATGACATTCTACGTGGTTCTTGATAGACCCAGTTATGGGTTTACTCAAGCCCAAGCAGAACAGTTGGTGGCAGGCTTTCAAGCCTGGCTCACAGCTGGAAACGTCGACAAGCTCTGGGGGCAGGAATCGTAATTGATTCTGCTTCTCAGATTGCTTATCTTCGGTATTCCGTTGGTACTGATTGCTCGGTATCATAAGATATCGAGATTAAGCAGACACGTGGCTTGATGCCGACCCCCATTTTTCTTGGAGGCAGCATGAAAAGCAACGTAAGTGACTTTCTGAAGTTCATGGAATGCATCTATATAGATGCAACCATGAAGTGCACCGCTGATGTCTCCGATTTACGTGATCTTGAAACTATAAGATCACGGGTTAAGAGTGAAGGTATATCGTTTTTGACGATTACCCTTCCCAATTTCTGTAATGACTTCGAAAGAAGCTTGCAGATCGGGAAGATAGACTCTAATGCTTTTCGGAGTTTCCGAAAAACAGGATCAATCCCTGCATTCTTGCAAGGTATGATCAGTCTACTCTTTAACCGGGAGACAGGAAGGATTTATGACAAAAATGCACAGAAAACTGTACAGTCATCGGACGATTACTCGACGATCGTTGATTCAGTTAGGCAAATCTGCCTCACTTTCAAGAAAGTTGAGATTCCTTGCGCACCTGAGAAGGTACGCAAAGCGTTCGATGATTTTGTCAAATTGGAGCAAACCTTTGACGACTTCTTACTCCAAGACGACGAGCTCGAGAATTTTAATCGAACTTGTCGTGTGTTATGGGATCCTCTCGTCACTTCTTTTAGATTTGACGTATTGGTACCCAGACACGGTCCTGGAGCTACTGCAGAAGGCATTTCTGGAAATCAGAAATACCAATGGCAGTATTGGTACGATCGTCTCGAGCCTTATTTCCCTCTCATTGGCGTTGTGTACCCTTTGGGTACGCCACACGATGCTAAGGAGCTCGAAAAGTTATCAATTGTACCAACGGAACGTGAGCAACCTGTTAAAGTTACTCCGGTTCCGAAGACGCTAAAAGGTCCCCGAATCATTGCTATTGAACCATGTTGTATGCAATTTGCACAACAGGGTATTCGAGATTGGCTTTATGCCGGTCTTGAATCTTATTGGTTAACGAAAGGTCACGTTAATTTTCGTGATCAATCCGTTAATCAAGAGTTAGCTTTGATTTCGTCTTCTACTGGTCAATTTGCAACGATTGATCTCTCTGATGCTAGTGATCGTGTTCCACGAACATTAGCGTTGGAGATGTTTTCGTCGCATCCTGATTTAAGGGATGCGATTGATGCATGTAGAAGCAATAGTGCGGAACTTCCGGATGGGAGATTGATTTCTCCCCTTCGAAAATTCGCGTCTATGGGTAGTGCTCTGTGTTTCCCTGTGGAAGCCATGTACTTCTACACTATATGTGTAGTGGCTCTCCTCAAGGCACACAACCTTCCTGCTACACCCGAGAACGTTTTTAAATGTTCTCGGAATGTATACGTGTATGGTGACGATATTATCGTACCATCCACGAATGCGGACATTGTTCTCGATCACCTACTTAAGTACAATTGTAAGGTGAATTCCAATAAGACTTTCGTGAGCGGAAGCTTCCGAGAGTCATGTGGTCTTGACGCATTTGATGGAGTGTCGGTAACACCGACTTATCTTCGTCATCTGTGTCCTGAGAACAAGCGACAAGCTACTGAGATTATCTCATGGGTTGCTACTTCAAATCTCTTTTATTTAAAGGGATATTGGAGGACAACCTTGTTTATGCGTAAACGTATAGACAGACTCGTCGGGCCTTTGCCTTACGTTTCTGAGAAAAGCTCTGCGCTTGGCTATATCTCTTTCTTGGGTTATGAATCCACTGAAAGGTGGAATTCTAATCTCCATCGCTTTGAAATAAAAGCTTTGGTTCCAAGCCCAGTTTACCGTACTGATAAACTGGAGGGATATAGCGCTCTATCTAAGAGCCTCAGGGCTTTAGAACGTTCCGAAAGGGATGTTCCTGAGTCACGAGATGCTCTACATTTAGAGCGTTTTGCACTGCACGGCGCAGTTGTACTAAAACGCCGGTGGGTAGCTGCTCTCACTAAATGAGCAGTTTTGACGGTATTACCGTCTGGGTGGGGAACAATATTCACCGCTTCTTCGGGCCCCCTCTGGAAACAGAGTGGGACCCCTTGAATCGGTTCCCTTCTTGGATAGCTAATTATAGCTGTCCATTTATGGGATCGAATAGCAGTGCATCCCCACTGC